CTGAGTTTGCAAACAGTTTAGGAAAATAGGAGGAATTAGAAAATGGCAAAGACAAAATTACCTTTAGCGATTGTAGATGCTGATTTATATATAAATGGTTCAAACAATCTCGAAGGTGTCGGAGAAGTCGAATTACCAAATGTCGAATATGCAACAGTAACAACGGAACAGCTCGGAATGGCGGCAGAATTTGAAGCTCCATTAATTGGACATTATAAAAAAATGTCCGCAAAAATAAAAATGGACAGCATGAATGATACATTGCTGAATTTTAATAACAATAATTCTATACAGATAGAATGCTTAGGAGCGTTGCAGGAATTAAATAGAATGACGCATTCTCCCAAAATGACAGGAGTAGATGCTACGATGAAAGGGTTTATCACTAAATTTGATGGACCAAAAGTACAAAATGGTAAAAAATTTGAAGGTTCATTTGATATGAGCGTAACTTATTATAAATTAACTATAAACGGTAGAACAATTATTGAAATTGATGTATTAAATGGAATCGCCAATGTAAATGGAGACTACAACAATATCGTCAGACAATTATTAGGACATATTTAAGGAGGATAAGAATGATTATAAATTTAACGAAAGAATACACATTAGGAAACCAAAAATATAAAGAAATAGATTTAAAATTGGACAATTTAACAGGGGCAGATTTACTGGAATGTGGAAAAGACTATAAATCAAGAATGAAATCCAATGCTGAAAACTTTAAAGATTTTGACGACGCTTGGGCATTGACTGTAGCTGAAAGGGCATCAGGTATCAAATATGGACATTTAATGACTTTAGGTGCTGAAGATTTCTTAAAAGTAGTAAACCAAACTAAGAATTTTTTAGTAAAAGGTTGGGGAACGGACGAGGACAAGGACGAGAAAGCTCCAACAGAAGCATAATAGATGACTTTTTAGACTTAATCACGGATTTGCTGAGCGGACTTAACTATTTTAAAATGAATATCAGTTATGAAACGCTTATGAAATGTACGTTTGATGAGCTGGATTACTGGATAGCAAGGGCAAATCAATTAATTGAGGATGAAAAGGCAAGACAAGAAGAAGAGAATGAATGAAAAATACCATATTTGAGAGAAAAGGAGGAAAATTGTGGCAAAAAATTTAGAGCTGAACATTGTTCTGGGTGCAGCCGTAGCTAATGCTATTAATGGAATGAACCAAGTTGCAAACGCTTTGAAAAACACGACAAAATCTGTCAAAGAATTTGAAAAACAAATCAAAAATATGGAGAAGGCACAAAAGGCTTTTCAAAATATGGACAAGGCTCGTGAAGGATTAAATAAAATTAATTCGGAATATAAAAAGGCTGCTGAACATTTGCAAAAGCTGAAAGCTGAATACGAAAGAACTGGAAGCAGCAACAAGCAACTAGCTAAGGAAATAGAACAGGCTGAGAAAAGCGTTGGAAAATTGAATAAGCAAAAAGAACGACAGCAACATGTATTTGAAGCTGCAAGAAGCAAGATAGAAGCGGAAGGCGCCAGCCTGTCTAACTATAGAAGCAAGGTTCAGGAAGTAGAAAAAGAAATTGAGAAAATGAATAAGCTGAAAGAAGCTCAAAAAAGATACGACGCTAGACAAGAAACTGTTGGGAAAATGAAAGACTTCGGTGACAAGCAAATAATGCAAGGTATGGGAATTGCTGGAGCTTTGGCTGTTCCTGTTAAATTAGCAGTTGATTTAGAAAATGCTCAAGCGGATTTGAGAAAAGTCGCAGAATTTAGTTCAAAACAAATGGAAACAGGATTTTACAAAGCAATGAGAAACTTTAGTGAAAACAGTCCGCTATCTCAAGTAGAATTATTTCAAATTGCAGGAGCAGGGGCCCAAGCGGGAATAAAAACAGATGAATTAGAAAGGTATACTAAAGATGCGGCTAAGATTAAAGTTGCGTTTGACATGAATACCGAAGCGGCTGGGAACTTTTTAGCAAAAACTAGAGCACAACTTAATTTAGACCAAAATGGAGTAATGGAATATGCTAACGTAATCAACTATTTGGCGAACAACGTAGCGGCAACAGCTCCAGAAATTGCTGATATTTCAAGCAGAGTTGCTGGATTGGGTGGAATGGCTGGTATTTCTAAAGAAGGAGTTGCAGCATTAGGAGCAAGTTTAGTATCGGTTGGAGTGCCTTCAGAAGTTGCAGCAACTGGATTGAAAAATATCTCATTAGGATTAATGGCTGGAACATCAGCAACTAAAAAACAAGCGGCAGCTTTTAAATCGTTAGGATTAGATGTAGAAGATGTGGCAAAAAGAATGACGAAAGATGGAGAAGGTACATTAATTGATGTTTTTAAAAGAATAAAGAAACTTCCAAAGGATGTACAGGCGGCGACACTTAAAAATTTATTTGGTAAAGAATCTATTCAATCTGCATCGGAATTGGCAAAACATATAGATGAAGTTAGTATGAATATCCAGAATGCACATGATAAAATGAAAACTCTTGGAAGTGTTGACAAGGAATACAACGACAGGTTAAAAACAATGGGAAACGCCTTTTCAACCTTGAAAAATAGAATTATAAATATGGGAGTAGATTTAGGATCAGCACTAGGACCTAGTTTGGTAAAAGTTGCAAATTCAATTGGTCCAGTCATTTCTAAAATTTCCGAATTTATTCGGAAACATCCACAGTTAACTGCAAATATTTTAAAAAGTGTTGCAGCATTAGCCGCTTTTAAAATAGGAATTGGTGGGTTGGCAAAAGGATTTGCACCTTTATTCAGTGGGATTTCTAAAGGAATACTGATATTTGATAAATTTAAAGCTGCTGGCAGTTTTGCTGGAGGATTTAAAACGGCATTTCCAATTTTATCAAAAGTTACAGGATTTTTAAAAAATATTGGTTTGGCATTAAAAACAGCATTCGTATCAAGTCCAGCAGGACCTATAATTGCAGCGATAATAGCAGTAATCGCAATTTTAGTATTGCTTTACAAAAAATGTTCATGGTTTAGAAATGAAGTAAATGCTATTTTTAGATCAGCAGCGAATTTTATTAAGCAGGTATGGCAAGAAATAAAACCAGTAGTAACAAAAGCGATATCAGGAATAAAGAGCGTAGTAAAAGAAGGAGTAAACTTTATAAAAACTATATGGACAATAATAAAACCAACAGTGTTAGAAATTTGGAATGGCATAAAAACTGTGATTGGTGCTGTTATGAAAGCAATATTGGCTGTTGTGAAAGCATGTGTGCCAGCAATAATTGCCATTTGGAAAGTTTTGAAACCTGCGATTGTTGTGATTTGGAATGTTATAAAGGCAGTAATTATTGTGGTTGTAAAAGTTATCGTTGCTATAATAAAAACAGCGATTGCTATAATAAAAACTGCATGGACAGTATTATCACCTGCGATAAAGGTGGTATGGACAATTATTAAAACTATTGTTTTAGTAGTAGTAACTGCAATTGTAGCAGTAATCAAAACAGCGATTGCAATAATTAAAGCAATCTGGAAAACATTAGTAGCGGTTGCAAAATCAGTTTGGAATGCAATTAAATCTGCTGCAATGGCATTATGGAATGGAATAAAAGCTGGAATAACGGCAGTAGGTTCTTTCTTTAAAACAACTTGGGAAGGCATCAAAGGTGCAGCAATCGCTGTGTGGGATGGTATTAAATCAGCATTTGATGCAGTTGTTGGCGGATTAAAAAGTGCAATTAGCGGCGTTGTAAGTTTTTTTACAGATAAATGGAACGGCTTAAAAAATATGGTTTCAAAAGGGCTTGGAGCAGTTGGGAATTTTTTAGGATTCGGGAAAAATGCAGCAGGAACTAACTACTGGAGTGGAGGACTTACAACAGTAGCAGAACGTGGAGCTGAATTAATTCAAATGCCAGGTAAACCAGCCTTCTTAGCAGAACACGAAATGTTATTAAATTTACCTCGTGGTACTCAAATATTGAATAATCGTGAAACTAAAAATAGTTTTAGAGATAAGATCAGCGGACTAAAAGAGAGAATGTCAGAACTTAGAAGTAATGAAAGTTCAGGCGGCGGAGATGTTATAAATATCACAATTAATGCTGGCGGAAATGTTGACGCTAATGTGATTGAAAAAGCAGTAATGAGAGCATTAGAAAAAGCTAGAAATAAAAAAGAAAGGACGGCATTTGCATAATGGCGAAAGTAAAAGTGTATAAAACAGTTTCGGGCGACACTTGGGACTTGATAGCATATAAGGTTTATGGAAGTGAAGGCTACTATCATGACCTTATAAGAAGTAATTTAGCTTTAATAGACATCGCCGTTTTTGACGCAAATATTCCAATTATCATTCCTGAAATTGCTGAAGAAAGTGATAATGATACAGGTTTACCGCCGTGGAAGAGAGGTGAATAGGAATGGCATTTGCTAGAAATATCAGAGTGATAGTTATATTTAACAAGGTTGATATTTCTGATGAGATAGCACATTCTATTTCATCTCTTAACTACACAGATAATTCCAAGAATGCTATAGATGATTTGGAAATAGAACTAGAAAACTTAGATTATCGCTGGCTTAAAGAGTGGTATCCTGATGAGAACGCTCAATTACTCGTCGGGATTCACGAAGAGCTAGAAAATGAAACTAATTTTTTGGACTTGGGAACTTTTTATGTGGATGAGCCGACTTTTGAAGACCATAAACTTACTTTAAAGTGCTTGGCTTTGCCACTTGACCAGAATATTAGAGACCAGAAAAATAGTGTCGCTTGGGAGAGTATAACTTTGAAAGAGCTTGTTACACGGATTGCAAATAAACACGAAATGAATGCAGAGATTTATGCAGAGAATGTGTTTTTTGAGAGATTAGACCAAAATCAGGAAACGGATTTAGCCTTTATTAACCGAGTTGTAAAAGAGATTGGGTTAAATATGAAAGTATCTGATGACAAGATAATTATTTTTGATGATGAAGAAATGGAAAAGAATGATACTATTGAAGTTTTCAACATTAAAGATTATCGGATTAGAAGTTTCAGCTTAA